CATTTAAATTTATACTAGTTATCGACAATACTAAACCGCTATATTTCATTCTTTTCCTCTTCTGTGTAGACGAGTTTCTCACCAGAAAGGTCTTCAACCAACCTTGCCAGTTTCAGCATATCTACATTAATTTTTTTACCTTTATTCTCTGAGTAATAAGCCCAAGCCATATCCTCTGATGGGCCTCCGCATACACTGAAGTTATGAGGAGATAGTGTAGTGACATTGGCAGCTTCATCCACTACTTTCAATTCTGAACTACTGGAGGCGTCCTCAGCAAACAAGTATATTCCATCTGTTGGCCCATCTGTTGGGACACTCGCAGTATTCTGTATAGAAAGACTCCCCTGCATAAATATATCTTGCCAAGAATAAGTAAGAGTGCCAAAATCATAAGCAGCATTTTGATATGGTCTTATTATACCGCTCGTGTCATTTCGGATGTATCCATTAAAGAAAATAGCGTCGTTTGAATCACTCCCTAGCGTACACTGTCCATCAGCGTCTAGAGTACTAAAATTACCAGCGGCTCTTTGATTAGCACCAATAGTTGCGCCGTCAATTGCTCCACCGTCTATATCAACTGAATCTAGATAAGCAGTGCCATCGATCCATACATCCTTAAATTCTAATGCATCTGAGCCTAAGTCTATATCATTATTAGTTACTGGTGCAATTAACCCATCTGTAATTGATACTTGATTCGTTCCATTGATATCAAAAATATGTCCAGCTGCGTCATTAGCCCTAAACTCTATCTGACCATCGGCAGTTACATTGATATCTCCTGCTGTCCCAGCCGCATCTACTGTAGTAATATTAAGAATACCATTAGTTGCTCCAGCTATCGTGACCGTATCACTAGCTGATGGGGTCATCACAATTGAATCGTCTGTAATAACAGCTGTACCTATCGTTGCACTATCTGTTTCCAATGCATCTAAATAAGCAACGCCATCTATATATAAATTTCTCCATTCCAAAGAAGCCGACCCTAAATCATAATTATTATCAGCAAGAGGAAGAATACTAGTCATTTGCAGACCAGCATTAGAAGAGCCTCCAGATACCCCTGTTACCGATTGCAGGCGCCAATCATTTGGCCCCCTGACTAAAACAGCCCTTGAGTTTTCATAAAGATCCAGATAGCCTGCCTGACTATCGCTTAGCATTGCGTAATGCATCTCATCGGTAGCCATGGCGAGTTTATTGTCACCAGAGGCATTGTTAAATCGAAGCTTCCAATACGGATTTCCAGCAGATTCAAGAGTTACTATAGTACCTATATCCACTCCAAGATCGCCCATAGAAATTTGATCTATCTCACATAGAGCTTCAGCACGAACAAATGACCCTAACTCTCCTCCATGCGTGCCATCAAGATAAAGTGTTGTATTATGAGCAGTCGGTACATATTGAGATTTATTGGTACCAGTAATAGTGATAATCTTAGTGCCGATCACACCAGCATTTACAACCCCTTTAAATTCTACTTTAGTGCTCCTCACAGATTTAAAATCGAGGGCTGTCATTCCAAGATCCACCCTAGACATATCTGATACCTTTGATGTTTGAGCAGATTGATATCCGCCATCAAAGGATGTCAGCACCTTGCCCTTACCATCATCAAAGAAACTTAAGACATCGCCTTCCTTAGCCTCTGTCTTTGGTATATAAGGAGCCCTATTTTTGGCGGGGGTATTAAATTCTGTTACTTGAGTGGATCTAGCGGGCTTTGCCGTCGACCTGCCGTATCTGGCATTCATACCTGAAGTATCTATTTTAAGAAAAGGCATTAGGTTGCAGGGACTCTTCCGTATAGTTCTCTATATTCAATTGATATATCATTAATACTAATCTTACTGGCATTACTAGTTGGACCGTTAAACCTTAATGTCATGCTCTGACATTCAACAGGCGTAGTGAAAGTAAACTTGTGTATCTCCCAGCTGGTTGCCTGATCTAATGTGTTGTTTGCAATCGCAGTAGAATTGTCACCATCAACCGTTACAAAACTTGTACCTCCGTTAGTGGAATAACTAAGGAAGCTGGATACTGTATTACTGTCTGAATGCTTATATGTTATATATACATCATAAATCTTTTTCTTTTTACTTGGGCTACCGAAATCAATGTCCTTTGTGGTAAATAAAACTCCAGTAGATGTCTGACTGTCGGATTGCCACGATCTTATTGTTATGGTATCTGATGTCTCTGAAGCATATATCAAGTCTCCATTCCAATCATACTCAAAGTTAGAGGCTATTCCTCCACTGGTAAGTCTGTTTTTGCCAAACCAGAACGATTGAGTTTCCATATCATATACGACCACATCAGCTCCATTACCTCCAAAGGTTGTATCGTTTGTTGCACTACTACAATCTATGTTAACGATTATCTCTTTATCTTTCTGTGAGTATCCAACAATTGAGTTGGCTGTAATTAGTTTTCCCCAAGCGTTGAATCCATAATCATCCGTGCCATATCCATTGAGCACCTTACCCTCTGACAGTTCTGCCACCCCTCCGCCTTCCTGATATATGAAAAGACCATTAGGGTTAACCCATATAATTCCAAAGTCGGCTTTGAATACAGCGGCAGGATGTATCACTCCCATACCTCTATGAGTAGCTTCCAAATACCATCCCGCAGGACTTGGATTAGAAATGTTTATTATAAATAAGTTATCGCCTTTAAAAGCAAACAGCCTGTCACCTACAGCTTCAAGTTTAATATAGGGCTCCGCATCTCCCTTGACCACATCAATGAACTGACTCCCTGGGAATATATCAGGCTTATTGACTGGAGAATACATGATCCTATCAGCTTCCTGTACCTGTACACCATCAGCTCCTGTCATTTTCACATTAGCAACGAACATTCTTCGGTTAGTAAAAACAGCTGACTTGTACCCATCACTCGTATTGCCTATAATTAAAGCACCGTCACTGCTTCTATACCCATTTAAAGTGGCGTATGTGTCAATGGGTGGATCTTGTATTATTATAGTCGCAATTGCATCATTACTACTTACTGTCCAGTTGGCGAACTTATCACCAAGTTTCGACCTTATTCCGTATGCGTGCTCGTCTGAACTTGTTCCTGTTAGGTCTACATCTGCTAAAAGATTCCATTCGCCCTGTTCAATTTTACTAGTGGCATTATTATAATACTTCCAATATATTCTAGCCCCAGTGATCCTTGCATCGTAATCTGTTGCCGCAGTGGCATTAGCTGCATACACTTCTAACTGCCACGGCCTGTCTTCATTGACATTAGCAACAGCTAAAGCCGAACTCACTATATATGGTGCAGACTCCTGATTGCCATCATAAACAAAAGTGTATGCAAAAGCATAATCATCTTTTGTCCAAGTGCCAGTACCAGCGCTTTGCGAGTTTATTTCAAAATTTATAGAACCATCGGTATAAGTAGCAGAGCTAACTAAATTACCAGCAGTAGGTGCTGGGAGTGTATTATTACCAGCATAAAAACCAGACCTGTCTCTACCAAGCTGGCTTCTTTTAACATACATATAATACTTGATTTGGCTTGAGTTTGTTAAATTAGTGTCGGCTACCCTTATTCCGTTATTGATAGGGGTTATAATTGGTTTACAGTCTGTTTCGCTACCATGCAGGTCTACACTAACAGTTGCCCAAGAATTGTTAGTATAGTCCCAAAGATTTAATTCTCCACCCTCGTCAACTACAGCTAGGTAATGCTCACCAGTATTATTCCCGCTTTCATCATAGTCTAATTCAAAGTGCTTAAATCCATATCCAGCAGAATTCGCAATATCAGTAGAAGCTAGAGTTGCAATAGATTTTGCTGATGCAGAATTGTTCACCTGCCTAGGCGTACCGCTCCCATTGCCCATAGTACGGACTGACCCAACCCGATCACCCATAACATCCTGTGCGTAACCGAGTTGGTTGTCCTGTATATCCCTAGGATTAAACTGGGTGTTTATACCCCCAGAAAAGTCTCTAAGTGTTGCAATACCACGGGGCATTATTCAGAATCAATCGCCTTTTTAAGTTGTTCAACAATCTTATCGTCTTCCTTC